CTCCGCAGCTAGGCAAGTATATGTTCACATTAGATTGGTCTGAGGGTGATTTTAATGAATTGGATTTTGGTTATGCTTCTAAACCAGATCAACACAAGTGTGGACACGTTATAGAAATGGATAATGGAAATTTTAGTATTCAACCTAATAATCGCCTTAGGGTATTTGACAGTAACATGGGTGTTGATTGGAGTAAGCCACCTTTAATTAATAGATTAGTTAATACTAAAGTTTGGAGTGTAGAAGATCAACCTAAGTGGACTACAACAGAAACAGAAATTGGTCAGTATAATTATGAGTATAAAGATACAGAAAAAAAATAGTGGCAAGATATAATTATTTTGTAGGTGGATTTGGCGATTTCTATTCCGAGTGGCATAGAAATAAATGTAATGATATTGCTTACATAGATATTGATTCAGTTCCTATCTGTATTAATAAACCTTGTTGGAAACCACTGGCGGTTATTGAAACTGTCTATGATACTGGTAGAAATTACAAGAAATATACCACAGTTGTAGAATACATAGCCAAAGGCTTAAATATACCCTGTTTTTTGCTGTATTATAAACCCATACCTCAGACGGATAGCCTAGAGTTCAAAGTTCAGCGTCTATACCCATTTAAAAGCGATTTAAACCCTATTCTAGAGGAGGAATGGTACTACGAAATGCTTAAACTACAGATTGAGCATGATAAAGTGTGTAAATACAAGGTAAAATGAATAAATATACTAAGTTAAATGGCGATATAGTGGAACACCCTCTATTTTTAGGCTTACCAGTGAGGAGGAAAGCTCATTGTTTTTCTGTATTGGTAATGCTTTTAAGGTACGCTAATTATAAAACTGGCGAGTGCTATCCAAGGCTTTCAACCATTGCCAAGCCTCTAGGTTTATCAAATGTTACAGTTTATAAGTGCATTAACACAATGATTGAAGGCGGCATACTCTTAAAGGAACGCTTACCTTCTACTAATTTATACAGAATTAACCCAGAATTTATCCACAGTGATATTAAAACTGTTAAGATCACTACCCCAAGTGATATTAAAACTGTTAAGGGGGATATTAAAACTATTAAGGGGGGTATTAAAACTGTTAAGGTATTAATAGAACATAATATAGAACATTATATATATAACATAGACAAGATCATAAATAATAATAAAGGTGATAAGGATAGAATAGTTTATTTAATCGCACAGGCTATTCCCTTGCCAGAATTAAACAACCTATTACTACAAAACATTCATTCATATTACGTAAGGTTAGCCATAGATAAACATAGGGAAATGTTGCGTCAGAAAAACTTGTTGCCTGAAAGTGTTGCTAAGGAAAAGATACGTGCCTCGTTAAAGAATACAACCAAGCAGAAATCTCCATATTACAAAGGCAAGGTAGAGTACAACAAAAGAAATAACCTAGATTGGAAAGGTAATCCAAAGAATTAAATGCTATGGCAGGTTTCAAATCTAAAAAGATATTCTGTATGGATATGTCAAGATTATCTGGCAAACCTTGTCAAGCAAAAGGGTTTCCAACTAACAAGTTTAATGAGCATGGTTTTCAAGTTTATAAATGTAGATTTCATGGTGCACAGAATACAAACTTCTATGGCTTTAGAGATAGAGCTAATAGAGGTGGGTTTAACAAGCCAGGTTATACAGATGAGAAGAAGATTAAATCTCTTGCAAGTTTAAAACAATTTAGAGATAAGCCTATTGAATATGTCAGACAATATTACGAAAGCCAAGCCAAGCCAAGAGTTGATAGTCTTGGACGATACAGTTCTAAATACAGTATTAGAGCAGCTATCAGAAGGAAAAACACTAGCAAGTATAAGGAAGGCAGGGACATTACCGATCAGCTTGATCAAGTTTTATCAATACTTGAATCAAGAGGGAAACAAGGAGATCAAAGCCAAGATTGAAGAAGCTCGTAAGATTGGCGTTCAAAATATAGTTGATAAACTTCTAGATATTTACCAAGCCGACATAAACCAAGATACTTTAGATCCTAATTTGATTTCTTGGATAAGAGAGAAAACAAAATTTATACAATGGATAGCAGGCAAAACTAGCGATTTATATAGCGATAAAAAGGATCTTACTTTAAATAAAAATACTACTAATAATATTGTTGTGAGCTGGCTTGATAGTCCAGAGCTTGAACAGAAATATACTCAATACGAAAAGATTTCAGAAGATAAAAAGGAAATAATAGAACAGTAATTATTTATACTTCCAGACTACAATAAAATACAAAGCCAAGACTAACAAAGCAGCTTCAAAAATATTATAGTCTGAAAGTAAATTAATCATTTAGTTAAGCATTATATACATGATTGAAATTATACCAATCATATTGATAGCTCCTAAAAACAAAGCCAAGAGATGATAAAATGTTGTCATTGTGCATACTCCATTTCGTAATTATCCTCCATTATTTTGTGGTCCAATAATCTCCTAGAATATAACTCATATTCTATAATTTGTTGGTATATTATTTCTTTAATACCCTTTGAATGAACAGATCTATATAAATCAAATTCATTTAAAAGTTTTTCATCATCAAAGGTGCTAATGTATTCTTTCATTGTTTGAATTGAATTCATTATGCAACCTCCTGTTGTTTATATTCTTCTATCTCAGTATCGTTCCAACTTTCGCAATAATCATCATCTAATGCTTCAACAATTTTATCTTCAATAAAATTATTATAAGCATCTTCTTTATTCTTACCCTCAACTATATATTTTCTAATCAAGCCAGGATATTCTGTAATTACATATTTTTTCATTAAGCATTTCCTCCCCATTTAATAACTTCATTTTTTTTGCAATTATCTTGATCTATAATATGGATTTGAAGATAATCATCTGGTGTAAATTTATCTCCAACCCAACCAGTTTTACTCATAACTTCATGAGCCGATTGCATAAATTGATCTCCGTATCCGTATTGATAAGGAGCTGCAATCATAGCATTATTTTGAGTGTTTAATATTCTTACAGAGTGATAAGTATTTCCATTAACTTTATCTCTCCATTTTTTAGCATGTATTACGTACTTGATCATATTATAACCCTTTCAGTTGTTATATTTATATTAAATACTATCATAACCAATCTGTCAATCTAGTATTTGATCTTATATTTTAAGATCCTATAACCCTAGATAATTCCAGGGTTATAAGTTATTAAAATTAAACAACTCTTCTGTTTATTGATATATGTTTACCAATAAAAACTACATCAATTCCATGAGATTTCATTCTATCAATATATTCAATAGCTTGTTTTTTTGTTTTATGTAAAGACTGTTCGCCTGATTTATAATGTTTTTCAATTTCAGTAATTCTATCAGTATTCCATTCTACTTTATGAATAACAGTTTTATCAGTTTTGCATTCAGTTAAGTATTGGATCATTTAAGCAACCTCCTTATTTAATATTTCACCAGTAGCTTCTCTAAACTTAACTTCATTAAAATTAGAATTGTCATTTTTTAAATATTGACAAAGCTCATTCATAAAACTTCCTGTAATTAATACATGAGTGAAGCCTCTTTTTAAATTTGCACAAGTACTATTTTTTTTAATGATACTTGCTAATGCGATGTAGTCTTTTTTTGTCATTGTATTACCTTTCATTGTTTGTTATAATAACCATATAGGCTATAATAATATTAATGTAAATAGTAAAAATAAATAAAAATATTAAGCTATTGAAATTAAAGCGATTTATTTTTAGATCGTTATTTTATGCGATAAAAGAAAAGGAAGACAAAAAGAAAAGATATATAGAAAAGAAATGCCAAACGAAATTATCAACAGCTTAACTTGTAGATTGTATTTATAGAATTTAAAAGCAACCAATTAAAAACAATAGATGAAACAAAACTATTAATTGTGTGAGTAAGTTATTAATTAGATAGTGTTAAAACTTCCTATTTATTAATACATTGTTTGCCTTTGCATTGTGTGTATTTGTGGCGGATATGCAACAGTAGTGTGATAAATATACAACATTAATTATTAGTAGTGATAACTTATGATTATCAATAGTAATGTTTAAATAGTTCCGATAACTATACTTATCGGAAATGCAGTGTAGGTTGTATTTGGCGTATTATTGAATGTAATTAATTCTATGCAACAATATAGGTGTTGTATAAATGTCACATAATTTCAGATTGCACACCCCCCTATACCCCCATAAACCGCCGCCATTTTTATTATATATATACATGGGACTTTTTAGGATACCTTTAGCTACATAGTCATTTACATAGTTGTAGCCAGTCAGCCTTCCACAGGATTCCGCCGCATCAAAGTTTCCAAAAACATAAATGGGTATATCCCCAAAACAACCCACACCTTTTTCCTTTGCCTGACCAACCTTAATATAATATTAAAATACCACTAATAGTATATGTTTGAAAACATGCACCAAGATGATGATGACTTTTACAACTCTAACGTCAAAGCAGTTGTATTTATAGAAAAGGATAATTCCATAACTGTTAAGTTCACAGGATTTGAAAGCAAAGAACATTCAGCAATATTTAGTTCTTGGTTAATGATGTTATTGAATATTGAAAATGCAATCATAAATGATGCAAAGTCTAAGGCAATACACTAATGACACAGATTACAGAAACAGTAATTAACAGTGGAACTGTACAATATAAAATTCCATACTACCCAAGAGAAAAGCAAATAGAACTTCATTTTAATATGAAGAAATATCGCTGGTCGGTATTAGTCTGCCACAGAAGATTTGGCAAAACAGTTTGTATGATTAATCATTTGCTTATGTCAGCACTACGTTCTACTAACAAAGCACCCAGATACGCCTATATAGCACCCACCTTCAAACAAGCTAAATCAATTGCTTGGGATTATATGAAACAATACACATCATTAATACCAGGTGTTAAATTTAATGAAACAGAATTACGTTGTGATTTACCAAATGGATCTAGAATAACATTATTAGGTTCAGAGAACTCAGATGGATTACGAGGTATCTATTTAGATGGTTGCGTTATTGATGAGTATGCAAACGTACAAGGTAAGTTATTTACAGAAATTATTAGACCAGCATTATCAGATAGAAAAGGATGGTGCGTATTTATTGGAACTCCACAAGGAACTAATAATAACTTCTATGAATTATATCAGCATGCACAAGGCGATAAAGAATGGTTTAACTATAAAGCTAAAGCATCTGAAACTAAAATAGTTGATCAAGCCGAATTAGACGCTGCGAAAAAAGTAATGGGTGAAAAGAAATACCTACAAGAGTTTGAGTGCGATTGGATTGCAAATATAGAAGGTGCTGTTTATGGAGATGTAGTTACTAAAATGGAAGATGCTAGGCAGCTGACAAGAGTGCCTTATGATCCATCACTACCTGTTTCTACAGCGTGGGATTTAGGTGTGTCAGATCATTCAGCAGTTATATTCTTTCAACAAATGGGTAGAGCTATAAACATTATTGATTACTACGAAGAACGTGGTCAAGGATTACCGCATTATATTCAAATGTTACAAAGCAAAGATTATGTTTATAAAGATCATTTTGCACCCCATGATATTGAAGTTACTGATTTTAGTAATGGTAAAACAAGACGTGAGGTTGCTTATCAATTAGGTGTTAATTTTAAAGTAGTTCCTAAGATTCCTTTTGAAGATGGAATCCATGCTACCACAATGTTATTACCTAGATGTTGGATTGATACAGATAGTTGCAAAAAACTAATAGATGCGTTAAGACACTACCATAGGAAGTTTATAGATAAAAACAGAATGTTTAGATCTAAGCCTGTACATGATTGGAGTTCACACGCTTGTGATGCTATGCGTTACCTTGCAGTTGGAATCCAAGAAATAAATACTAGACAATCTGCACCGCAAAGTGTAGCAGATAGTGATTATAGGATTATATAAATATGGGATTCTTATCGCCGAAAATGCCATCGTTGCCACCAGTGCAACCATTGCCAGAACCACCTTCTACTAAATTGTCAGAAGAAGAACAGGCAAGAATTAAATCTGAACAAGATGCAATTGAAAGAAGACGTAAAGGTAGAGCAAGTACAATATTAACATCTCCATTAGTTGAAGAAGCAACGACAGAGAAAAAAACTTTATTAGGAATGTAATATGGGTGGTCCAATTCCAAATCCTTTTAAATCTCCATCTGCTCCTGCACCACAACCTGTAGCTACTGCACCAACTACTGCAGAAGTATCTCAAGCTACAACAAGTGATATGGATGAAAAAGGAATTAGAAGAAGAAGACGTGGTAGATCTCCAACGATACTTACAGGATCAGCTGGTCTTTCAGAAGGTGCAACTTTAGGCACACCAACTTTATTAGGATAAACAATGGGTGAAACGGATTTAGTAAAAGATCTCTTAAAGAGATTTGGAAAATTAGTAACACAAAGACAAACGTGGGAATCGCATTGGCAAGAAGTTTCAGATTACATGATGCCAAGAAAAGCAGATGTAACTAAAAGAAGATCACCAGGAGATAAAAGATCTGAATTAATATTTGACTCATCACCATTACATGCAGTGGAATTATTATCTGCATCTCTACATGGTATGTTAACTAATCCATCTACACCTTGGTTCTCATTAAAATTTAAAAATATAGATTTAGTAGATGAAGATGCAGCTAAAGAATGGTTAGAAGATTCAACTGAGAAAATGTATGAAGCATTTAACAGATCTAATTTTCAACAAGAAATATTTGAACTATATCACGATCTAATTACTTTCGGTACAGCAGCAATGTACATTGAAGAAGATGAAGAAGACATAGTAAGATTTTCTACAAGACACATTGGTGAAGTTTACATTTCAGAAAACAATAAAGGAAAAGTAGATACAGTATTTAGAAAATTTAAATTAACAGCTCGTGCTGCGATTATGCAATTTGGCGAAAAGAATGTTTCTAAAACAACTAGAGGCATTGCATTAAAAGATCCTTATGAAGAAATTACAATTCTTCACGTTGTATATCCAAGAGAAAATTACGATCCTAGAAAAAAAGATAACAAGAATATGCCATTTGCTTCTTGCTATATTGAACCAGAAAACAAACACGAAATATCTCAATCAGGATTTAATGAGTTCCCTTATGTAGTGCCACGTTATTTAAAAGCATCATTTGAAATCTATGGAAGATCTCCTGCTATGACTGCTTTACCAGATGTTAAAATGTTAAATGAAATGTCTAAGACAACTATTAAAGCTGCACAAAAACAAGTTGATCCTCCACTATTAGTTCCTGATGATGGATTTATATTACCAGTAAGAACAGTACCAGGTGGATTAAATTTTTATAGAGCAGGTACTAGAGATAGAATTGAACCATTAAACATTGGTGCAAATAATCCATTAGGTTTAAACATGGAAGAGCAAAGAAGAAATGCAATTAGAGATACGTTTTATGTAAATCAATTAATGATGCAATCTGGACCACAGATGACTGCAACAGAAGTTGTACAACGTAACGAAGAGAAGATGAGATTACTTGGTCCAGTTCTTGGAAGATTACAATCAGAATTATTAAGACCATTAATTGATAGAACTTTTGCAATATTACTTAGAAAAAAATTATTTAGACCAGCACCAGATTTTTTATCAGGTGTAGATATTCAAATTGAATATGTATCACCATTAGCTAAAGCACAAAGATCTTCTGAACTACAATCTATTATGAGAGCGATTGAAATATTTGGATCACTTGCACAAGTATCTCCAGTATTTGATCATATTAATATTGATAATCTAGTTACACACTTAGCTGATATCGTAGGTGTTCCTGCTAAAGTATTAAATTCTAAATCAGAAGTTAATGCGATTAGACAACAGAAACAACAACAAGCAGATCAACAAATGCAAATGCAACAGTTACAACAAGTTGCACAAGCTGGTGGTCAAATAGCTCCACTTGCAAAAGCATTACCTGAGGAGGCACAAGAGTTAATTAGATCTGAATAACAACTGAAAGGAAAATAAATGGAAGACCAAGTAAATAAATTAAAAGAATTTTATAAAATAGTTTTTGAATCTGATCATGGCAAGATTGTCATGCAAGATTTAGAAAAGAGATGCCACTATAATGCTACCACTAATGTAAGAGGGGATAGTCATGAAAGTGCATATATGGAGGGACAACGCAGCGTTCTTCTATTTATTAAAAACATGCTGCTTAATGATAAACTAAAAGGAAAATAAATGTCAGAACAAATACAGACAACTGAGGTAACTCAGCCTGTTGCAACTGAAACAACAACACAAACAACCGCAACAGCAACACCAATACTAAGCTCAACACAACAACCAACTCAACCACTTTCTGGTAAAACTTGGAAAGAAGCAATCTCACAAGAGTACAGATCAAATCCAAATATAGAAAAGTTTACTGAATTAGATGCACTAGCTAAAAGCTACATCAATGCAGTATCTATGATTGGAACTGATAAGATTCCTCTTCCAGGAAAGTCTGCAACAGATGAACAGTGGAATGAAGTATATAATAAATTAGGCAGACCAGAATCTCCTGATAAATATACTTTAGAACTTAAAACTGATGTTGCTCCTGTTGATGAAAATCT